GAGCACCCCTGGATCGACGCGATGGACGCGCTCCGCTACGGTGTGATGTGCACGAAGACGCCTGACCGCCCGCGCCAACGTCCGGGGCGCCCGTTTCCGGTCAACGAGGTCTCCGGCTACGGCCTGGCGACGCGCCCGGACACGGCGGGCCACGTCGCGGGCGGCCCAGGGGCGTGGGACGAGGCGATGCGGGGCGCGGGCTACCTGGTGAACGGGCGATGAGGGCGCTCGGGCTCGCGGTCGGCCTCCTCGCGGCGCTGCTGCCCTGGACGGCGGCGGTCCGAGTGGCGCCGGTCGCCACGCCGGGCGCCGCGATCCTCGAGACGCCCCTCTACGTCTTCGTGGCCGCGCTCCTGGCCCTCGGGGGCGCCGCCCTGACGCGCGGGGACCGCTGGCTCGGCCTCCTCGTGCTCTGGGGGGCGCTCGGGGCGGTCGCGGCGCGCGACTGGATCGCGCTGGCGACCGCGCTGTGGCTCGCGGGCGGGGCGGCCGTCCTGGTGGCGGCGCGGGGCGCGGTCGAGCGTGGCGCGGGGCCGATCCTGCGCGTCCTGCTCGTCGCCACGGCCGCCGGGGAGGCGCTCTATGCCCTCGGGCAGGCGTTCCGGTGGGATCCCCTCTGGTGGGGCTCGGAGGCGCCGCCCTACGTCGTCTGGCACGGCACGCTCGGCAATCCGAAGTACCTCGGGGCGTTCCTGGCCCTGCTGGCGCCCCTGGCCCCGCTGGCCGTCCTGCCGATCCTGCTCGTCGGCGTCGTCCTGAGCCGCTCCTGGCTCGCCGCGGCGGCCGTGATCGTCGGGCTGGCGCTCCGGCCGTCCGGATCGCGCCGGGCGCGGGCCGGCGCGCTCGCGCTCGGCGTCCTGGGGGCGCTCGGCGCCGTCTGGGCGCGCGGGTGGAGCCCGGACAGCGCGCTGAACCGGCTGGCGGTCTGGCGGCTCGCGTGGGACGACCTCTGGGCCGTCCCCGTGACGCTCCTGACGGGCTACGGGCCCGGGGCCTGGCCCCAGGCGATCACGGCGCGCCAGATCGTCGCCGCAGGCCAGGGCTGGCCCCCGGAACTCTTTGCCGCCGCCCACAGCGACCTCGTGCGGCTCGGGTTCGAGGGCGGGGCGCTCGCGCTCGCGGTCCTCGGGCTCTGGATCCTCGCGCACCGAGCGGCCTGGTGGCGCTCGCCCTGGCGCGGGGCGGCCGCGGCCCTCGCCGTGCTGGTGGTGGGGCTGCACCCGATGCATCTGGCCTCGATCGCCGTGCCGGCCTGCGTGGTGCTCGGCGCGGCCACGGCGCGCACCTGATGAGCACACGGAGGACACGACGATGAGGCGATGGACGGCGATTCTGGGGCTCCTGGCGGCGGTGGCGGCGCCGGCCGTGGTCGTGGCGGAGGACGTGGTCCTCCCGGGCGGCGTGCTGATGCAGATCTTCTCCCCGTCGCTGACCCCGGCGGCGCATGCAGCGGGCGGCCCGCTGAACACCGAGACCTCCTTCGAGGAGACCTACACCGTGAGCGGCCTGCTCCCGGGCGGGGCGGTCTTCGTCTCGCCGCCGTCCCAGACGGCCGCCTGCCCGATGAGCGGGGCGCGCGTGTCGGCGCTCAACACGCTGGCGCTGACCTACACGAAGCAGACGACGGCGGCGTGCACGCCCGCGAGCGGCACCTACCGCGTGACGAACATCCTGAAGCCATGACGCGCGGGCTCGATCTCCTGCTCGCGTTCCTGCTCGGCGCCGCCCTGGCTGGCGCGGGGGCGGTCTGGGCCGACGCCCCGCGCTGGGGGGCGCAGTCCGGGCTCGTGATGTGGACGCACGCGACGAGCGGACCCGTGGAGGCGAGTACGACGAACCCCGTGCCCGTCCAGGGCTACTGATGCGCCGGCGTCTCGCGCTCCGCGGTCTCGCGGTCCTGCTGATCCTCGGTCTGGGGGGGCTCGCCACCGCCCGGGCCGACGCCCCGCGCTGGTCCGCCCTCTCGACGCTGCTCATGTGGACCAAGGCGGATCCGACGGGGCCGACCGAGGTGACGGCGGCGGACCCGCTGCCGGTCACCATCAGCGGGGACGCGACCCTCGACACGCTGACGATCGACGAGAAGATCCTCCTCCCCGCCGGCACGACGGCGGCGCCGAGTCTTCAGTGGCCCGCGACGGGGCTGACGCAGATCTCCACCGCCGTCCTCGGCCTGGTGAATGGTGAGGTCTCGCAGGAATTTCGTGTGTACGGCACGGCGACGGGAGGCGAGTATCTCGCGCTTCAGGGCGCCGCGGCCTCCCAGACGGTGCGGTCGTCGGTGGGCAATCTCAACCTCGGCTATGCGACGGCGACCCCTCTGGTCGTGTCGACGACGGGCACTATCTACGTCGGCGAGGTCGGCAACGACAACACGAACGGCACGGGCAATCCCGACGGCCGACTGCAAATCATGGTCGACACGAACGCGGTCGTCAACCCATTCAACATTCAGAATTTCCGCTCCACGGCCGGGGCGGGCATCGGGATGTCGTTCGGGCTCGGCGCGACGGACGACCTCGTCTATCCCTACTACGTCCTCCGCCTCACCCACACGAACCAATGGACCTCGACGGCCAGCTCCCGCAAGGGCATCATGCAGATCGGGGTGCCCAACGGGGCCAACCCGGCGTATTACCTTGCGCTCGACAGCGAGCAGGCGATGGTCAACGCCACCGCCGACCTCTGGCTCGATGCGCCGAAGGTCACGGCGGGCTCGGGAACGGGCGTCACGGTCAATGCCCCGGGCTCCGCCCGCTCCGTCGTCTACAAGGTCACCGTCCTCTCCACCAACTGCGTCGCCGCCGCGACGACGTGCGACCTCACCATCGCCACGCTCCCCGCCAAGGCGTTCCTCAAGGCCGTCATCGCGGACCTGACGACGACCTACGCCTGCACCGCCGTCTGCACGACCGCGACGCTCTCGGGCACGCTCGGCACGAGCGCGGGCGGCACGCAACTGCTGGCCTCGATGGACCTCGACGCCGCGGCCGCGCAGTTCGGCGACGCGGATGCGGAACTCGGGGCCACCATGAACGCGGCCGCCCGGAGCGCCAACGGCGCGCTGTTCAACGGCGTGCTGATGTCGTGGTCGGGCACGACGACGGTGACCTACCGGATCACGAGCGGCACCGGCAACCTCGGCGACGGCGCGGCGACGAATCTGAGTCAGGGCACCATCGTCTTTTACTTGGTCACGGAGGTCTTCCCGTAGTGGAGATCCGCCGCGCGAGCCCGATCCCGCTCGACAGCCCCAAGGCGTTTTACACGAACCACGCCAGGGACGCCGAGACGGCCCGGCGCGCCGTGAAGCTCGCGCTGCCGATGCTGACGCACGTCCGCCGGAACCGCCAGACGATCGACAAGAAGGCCCTGCGCCGCTACAACCAGTGGGCGCTCGTCACGGACGACCGCTTCTACGTCGGGCGCGCGAACACCTACATCCCCGCCGTGCGCCGGGGCGTCGAGCGCCTCGTGAGCAGCACGATCCGCGAGACGTTCCCCTCGGACGAGTGGTGGGACCTGCAGGCGACCGCCCCGGAGTTCGAGAAGAACCTCGACGGCCAGCGGGCCCTCCTGCGCCAGCAGCTCCGCCAGATGGCCGTCAAGCGCCTGGCCCGGCCGACGTACCGGCAGGCCTTCATTTGCGGCCTCACCCCGGTGCGGGTCGGGTGGAAGACGGTCGAGCGCACGGAGAGCGCGATCGGCCCGGGTCCGGACGGGAAGGGCTTCGGCGTCACGCAGCGCCGCCGCGTGCTCTACAACGGTCCCGAGTTCGAGCCCGTGGACTTCTTCAGCTTCGGCGTCTACCCGATGACGGGGCTGCGCCTGGAGGACGCGCTGCTCGTGTACGAGGACGCCGTGGTGAGCCTCGACGAGTTGCAGGCCGACCGTGACAACTACACGAACCTCGCGCGGGCGAAGTCCGCGGCGGGCAGCGGGACCAGCGGGAGCGAGGCCCTGCAGCAGCGCCAGCAGCGCCTCCGCCAGCTCGGGATCACCGAGGACGAGCTGACCGACGGCCAGTTCGCCTTCATCACGCACTGCTACCTGTCGGCCTTCGATCTCAAGGACCGCTTCCGCCTCGGGCCCGAACCCGTGATCCTGACGCTCGCGTGGGAGGAGGTGCCGATCCGCCTGCAGCGCAACGCCTACGGCCGGGCGCCCTATCTCGAGGTGCGCGACAGCGAGATGATCGGGGAGCACTGGCCGCACGCGCGCACGGAGGCGACCGATCGGCTGCAGATCCACCTGAACGACGTGTCGAATCAGGACGCGGACGCCTCGAGCTTCGCCAACAACCCGATCGTGCTGGTGGACCCCAACGTCGTCGAGGACTACCAGGCGATCGCCATCTACCCGGGCGCCAAGGTGCCGGCGCCGAAAGACGCCGTGAGCTTCGACCGCCCGCCCGAGGCGGCGTACAGCCAGAAGGACAAGCTCGCCTTCCTGCACCAGCTCATCAACGAGAACCTGGGCTCGCCGACCGCCGCGAGCGGCAGCCCGGCCGCCTCCGCGCAGCCCCGCGGCGCCCGGACCTTCGGCGGGATGCAGATGCTCCAGATGCTCGCCGGCTCCGAAGCCAAGGAGTTCGTCGAGTTCCAGGAGGAGAACTTCTGGGAGCCGCTCCTGGGGTGGATGGCGAAGATGAACGCCCTGTTCCTCTCCGACGAGCAGACGCTCCGCATGGCGGGCAGCCGGGGCGCGGCCATCGTGGTGAACCGCGAGACCTTCGCGGGCGACTACGCCTACGAGTGGCTCGGCACCTCGACGATGCAGAATCAGACCGTGCGCTCGGCGCAGATGCTGGTCTTCATGAACGTGCTGCGGGGGCTCCAGCTCCCGCCCGGGCAGTCGGTCAACGTCGCGTACATCCTCAAGACGTGGTGGCGCTCGCAGGGCCTGAAGGACGCCGACCGCGTGATCCTCGACGCGACGCCCGAGTCCGTGCCGGCCGACCTCGAGCAGCAGCTCGTGGCGATGGGGCGCGCGATTCAGGTCTCCCCGCAGGACAACGACGCCGAGCACATCGCGAGCCACGCCCGCGCCCGCGGCGCGCTGCCGCCCGACAGCCCCGAGCACCAGACGCTGCTCCAGCACGAGCAGGCGCACGCCACGCAGCTGCTCGTCAAGCAGCAGGCGGCGCTCCTCCAGCAGTCTGCGGCGATGCCCGGGGGCGGCACGAACGGGGGGCCCGCCCCGGCGGGGGCGAAGGCCGGCATGAAGCCGCGGATGGGTGCGGACTCCGGCATGGGACCGGCGCGCGCGATGCTGGCCGCCCCCGGGGGCGCGCCGGGAGGCCCCTGATGCCGCTGAAGAACGTCCGCTACCGCGTCACGACGACGGGCACGGGTCAGAAGGTTCGCCTCGCCGTCCGCGGCGGCAGCGCCGCGAAGAAGACAGGCACCGTCGTCGAGGCGAAGGGCCCGACGGGGACGGTCCACACGCCGGCCGAGTTCGCCGCCGACCGCGCGAAGAAGAAGCCGATGAAGGCGCCGGCGATGACCGCGAGGATGGCGCGGATGCAGCGCATCAAGGACTTCGAGGACGCGCATGGCGATGATGCCCTCTAGCCCGAACACGAAGTCGAAGCCGATGATTTATCTGTCGTGGCCCAAGAAGGGTCTGAAGACGTCCGGCGATATGAAGGCGCTCAGGATCGGCAAGTCGTGCGTGATCCGGCTCAAGGGCACGGTGAAGGGGTTGTCCGAGAGAGAGGACGGGCGTTCGCTCGATATCGAGCCGAGCGAGATCAGCATCCGGAATCACGTCGAAGCGTTCGAGGACGAACATGGCGACACGACGCTCTAAGACGCGCCTCGACGTGCTCCGCGGGACGCCCCCGGGCGAGCTGACGGCGCTCGACCTGGACCTCGTGATCGCGGAGGCCGATCGGAAGATCGCGCTGATGCAGGCTCTGGCCGAGTCGGACGCCTGGCGCCTGCTCTGCCGCGTCCGCGAGCAGCGCAAGAAGAATCTCGGCCGGCAGCTCGAGGGGCTCGTCAAGCGCCTCGCGCAGCCGCTCGAGGGCCAGCCCCCGGTGACGACCGACCAGCTGACCTACCTCCGGGGGCGTCAAGACGAGAATACCGAGCTGCTGAGCTTCCCGGCCCGAGCGCGTCTGCTCTGGCAGCAGGAGCGGGAGCAGCTGGACCAGTTTCGCCAGCAGCGGGCGTCATCGCTGCATGCGCCGCCGAGGCGTTAAACCGGGAGGACGTCGGCATGGACAGGAACAGCGACTGGCACGAGGTGACCGACCGGGCGGCGTGGCTGCTCGCGCGAGGGCGTGGGCCCATCGCGGGCGGATCGGACGACGACCCGGCCGCGGGCACCGAGGGGACGGAGACCGCCGATGACCTGGCGGGCGCCGCCACCGACGGCGAGCCCGGTGACGAAGGCGCGGAGGGGGCGGAGGGGGCCGAGGGCGCGGCGCAGGGGGAGGAGACCGAGCCGGGGGCGGAAGGCGACGGACCCGATGGGGAGCCAGCGGACGGGCTTGACAGCCGGCCGCGCTCGCGGGGCCAGCGGCGCTACCAGGCGCTGGCCAACGCCAACCGGGAGCTGCGGCAGACGATCGAGGCGCTCGATCGCCGGCTGAAGGGGCTGGAGCCGAGGCCGGGGAGCGACGAGGCGCTGCCGGGCGAGTTCAAGGAGCTGGACCAGCATCTCGGGGGCTACGTCGGGCACCGGCTCGGCGGCGTCACGAAGCTGATCGAGGCCCAGAAGCAGCAGATCGCGGGGCTCCAGTCCTGGATCCAGTTCTTCGGCGACCAGGCCGACTTCTACTCGAACCACCCGGAGTACAGCCGCGGGGAGCCGCGGCGGCTGGTCGAGTCGATGGTCCGGCTGCTCGGCCAGAAGTACGGCCCCGAGGGGGCGCTCCGCGAGGACGCGCTCCAGTACCTCCGCGGCCACCCGAAGTACGCGAAGCACTTCGTCACTGAGGCCGAGGGAGCGGACCGGCTCGCCGGCCGTGTGGCGGACGCCCGACGGGGCGCCGGCAAGACAGGGGGACGGCCCGTCACCAAGGCGGGCGCTCGCGCGTCGGAGCCGCTGGACCTGGGGGCCATCAGCTCCCCGGCCGAGCGCGTGAAGGCGATCGAGCGCCAGTTCGGGGACGCGCCGTTCTGAGACAGGAGACGACGATGATGTGGCTCACGCGGATGATCGCGGCAGTCTGGTTCTGGGTCGGCGAGCGCCTGCCGCGCTCGCCGGCGACGCGGATTGGCGCCTTTGTGCTGCTCCCGATCGCGGGCGGCGCGGACACGACCTCGACCACCCTCACCAACGACATGCTGTCGGCCTACATCGCGGACAAGACCCTGATGGTGGCCGAGAAGCAGGTCAAGATGGCGCAGCTCGGCGACCCCGCCCGGCTGCCGTCGAAAATGTCCACCACGTTCCAGTACACGACCTATGACCGGCTGGCACTCCCGCAGTCGACGTTGACCGAGGGCGTCACGCCGGCCTCGACGCAGATGTCGATCTCCACCGTCTCGGCGACCGTCGAGCAGTGGGGGCAGGTCGTCGTCATCACCGATGTCGCCAACCTCACGATCAAGCACAACGTCTTTCAGAAGGCCGTCGCGCTGCTGGCCCTGGCCGCGGCCGAGACGCGGGACCGCGAGGTGCAGGAAGTCCTCCTGGCCGGGACCAACGTGCAGTACGCCGGCACCAGCAACACGACGCGGGGCAACCTCGCCGCGGGCGACGTGATCACCACGGGCACGATCCGCACCACGGTCGCCAACCTCCGGAACAACGGGGCGCGGCCGTACTCGGGCGATCTGCTCGTCGGCGTCCTCGACCCCTCGGTCGAGCAGGACCTGACCTCCGACGCGACCTTCGTCGCGGCGGCGCAGTACAGCAAACTCCAGCTCCTGATGAACGGGGAAATCGGCACCTGGATGGGCGTCCGATGGATCCGCTCCAACTTCCTCTACACCTTCACCGGCGCGGCGTCGGCCACGGCGGCGGACGTGGCGGCGGCCGGCTCGATCGTCGCCAACACGACCGTCTACACGGTCACGACGCGCGTGGACACCACCACCGGGTTCGAGAACGGGGGCACGCAGGAGGCGACGACGACGGTCGCCAACGACGGCAACGACACGCACGCGGTCCGGGTGACGATGCCCTCGACCACGGGCTACACCTACAACGTCTACGCCGGCACGGTGTCGGGCACGCTCTACCAGGTGTCCACGGGCAACGCGGCCAGCGCGACCTACGACATCACCACGGTGCCGACCTCCGGCACGCAGCACCCCGCGATCGCGGCGACGGGCGTCACCACGCACGTCGTCTGGGTCCTCGGGAAGGAAGCCTTCGCGGTCGTGACGCTCGACGGCATGTCGCTGCAGACCTACGCCGTGCGGGCCTCCGCGTCGGACTCGGACCCGCTGGCGCAGCGGCACAAGGCGGGCTGGAAGCTCATGTTCAAGAGCGTGATCTGCAACCAGAACTACCTGCGCCGCGTGGAGTGCACGAGCAACTATTAGGCCGGCGCCTGAGAGGAGTCACGTATGGCAGCCCCTGAGCGGGCTGCGGCCGGGACGGCGGGGGGCGCAAGCTCCCCGCCCCTCTGGCAGCAGCTGCACTACCCGGACGAGCGGACGTTTCAGGCGATCATGGACCAGCACATCGAGCTCGGCTTCGACGCCGCGAAGAACGAGCCGCGCGACTTCTACGCGCTGCCCCCGTGGGTGCGCCTGGGATGGCCCGCGGCCGAGGTCTACGACCGCGCCAAGGGCAACAAGGCCCTGGCGGTGATGCCGTGGGCGAAGGTGATCGCGCGCTACCCGCCGCGCGCCGGCGTGTCGGAGCGCGAGCAGGATCTGTGGCGGATCCTCAACTACTGGCCCAAGCAGTGGGGCGAGGACTTCGTCGAGGTCGTGATCCGGATGAAGGGCGGGGTCCACTTCGCCTCGGCCTATCCCATCGGCAAGGACGAGAAGGGCCGCGACATCATGCACGCCGTCGAGCTCGACTTCTCGCCCGGCCGGCACCGGCTGCCGAAGTCCGTGGCGGCCGAGGTGCGGTACGCCGACCAGAAGGCGCACGAGGAGTACATCAACCAGTTCATCCCGAAGGTCCACCAGGACAAGGTGACCGTGATCTCGGGCACGCAGTACCCCGGCATGGTGAGCGGCGCATGATCGGCGAAGCGCTCGTCCTGCTCGCGACGGTGGGGCTGGTCGTCGGCTTCCTCGTCTGGCGCCACCGCCAGCGCCCGCGCTACCTCGTGACGCTCCAGCGCGTGACGAACGCCACGCAGCAGCCGGAGACGGTCACCGTGCAGGCGAACCTCCCGGCGAGCGCCTCGGCCGCGGACATCTGGGAGGCGATCGAGGTGCAGATGGGCCTCCCGTGCCAGGCGCGCATGGTGTCGCTCAACGACGAGATCCTCGAGGAGGTCGCGCGCGCCTCGGAGGCGATCGCGGCGCGGCAGGCGCGCGTCCGGAGCGAGAAGGCGGACTTCCACGCCGACAAGAAGCGGCGCCGGATCGCCCGGCGGCTCGGGAAACCCGTGGAGCAGGTGACGGACGACGAGGTCCGCGAGGCGCTCGCGCGGGCGCAGAACGCCCAGGAGGCTCCGGGGTAGATGGCCACCGCGCAGTCGATCATCGACCAGGCCGCGGAGCTCGCCGGCAACACGTCGATCAGCGCGACGCATCGCCTGGCCTGGCTCAACCGCTTCCTGGAGGCGGAGTACCGGCGCAAGTACCCGTGGCAGCGCCAGACGGCGACGATCGCCTTCGCCTCGGGCGGCGTGTCGAACACGGCCGACTGGCCGAGCACGTTCCTGGACACCTACCAGCACGAGGACGGCTCCTGCGGGCGCTACACGGACTCGGGCAGTTCCATCGTGACGCTCTTCGAGTGGACCTACCGCACCTACATCGCCAAGGCCGACCGCAACACGTCCACCGGCCCGCCGCAGCGGATCGTCGCGGACCCCGTGACGGGGACGTGGTACGTCTACCCCAAGACCGACCAGGCGTACACGGTGAGCGCGGACTACTACCAGCTCCCGGCGGCCGTGGCGGTCGGCGACACGCCGCTCTGGTCCTCGCACGCGCCGGACGAGATCCTCGTGCAGGCCGTCAAGGTGGCGCAGCTCTTCCACCAGGACGACACCCGCTACACGCGCGAGTACGCGATCCTCTATGGGGACAACCGGCTCGAGCTGCCCGGTCTGCTCCCCACCTACCGCCGCCGCGTGTTCCTGGACGAAGGCGTGACGCACCCCTCGGCGCTCGACCCGCGGATCTACCTCACGATGCCGGTCAACGACTGATGGCCGACGAGATCCGCGTCCGCTGCCTCTGCTGCGGCACCCCGGTCGTGCTCCGCGACGCTGAGGGGCGCACGATCGTGCTGGCCGAGTACGCCACGCTCGGTCTGCGCCTGAACACGCTCCAGCATCACGCCGTGCCCGCCTGCCGGCGCTGCGCGGCGGACGTGCGGCCGGAGCAGTGCGCGGCGCTCACGGAGCAGATCAAGGCGCTGGCGACCGCGGATGGGACGGCCGTGCAGTGGTCGCCCGAGGACTTCGCCCAGCTCGAGGTGATCGGGACGGCGGCTGAGTTCCGCGGGCTCGAGGACGGGGCCAGGCGCCCGGTCATCGTGCCCGAGCACGGGCCCCGCCGGCTCGCGGTCGTGCCGCGTGCCCACGCGCTCGAGGCGCACCGCCGTGCCCCGTAACGAGTCCGTCGTCCTCACCGAGCGCCTGGCCGGCGTCGACCTCTTCACCGAGGCGACGCAGATCGCGGACAACCGCTTCCGCAAGCTTCGCAACTACTACCCGCCGCGGGGCAGTCTCCGCATCCTCGGCAAGCGGCTCGGCTCGTCGACGTACAACACGAGCGCGGTCAGTGGCGTCAACCGCTTCGACAACGGCATCCGCGCCTGGACGGCGGCGACGCGCAAGCTCATCGTCGCCGGCAACCGGGCGACGGCCGATCGCCTCTACGTCGGCGACGACGGCGCGGGTACGCTCGCCGAGATCACGGGGCCGACGGCCCTGCCGACGAGCGTCAACTGGTACTTCCGGAACTGGCCGCTCCTCGGCACGGTGTACGCCGCCTCCGGCGACGGCTCCGTGGCGATCCAGATCAGCAGCGACTTCGCCACGCGGACGGACATGTCCGTGAGCGCCGGGGCGACCGACGCGCAGTACGGGAAGTTCCTCGAAATCTTCCGCCAGCGCCTCGTCACGGCGCGCACGGCGACGAACCCACAGCACATCTACTACTTCGACGCGGGCTCGGACAGCGTCATCGGCGCCACGCAGTTCTGGCGCGCGGATCAGCCGGTGACGGCGCTCGGCAAGGCGACCTTCGGCACGCAGGCGAACGCGCTCCGCGAGATGCTCGTCGTCGGCACCGAGACGCAGCTCTACTACGTGGCCGGGGACGTGGACGCCACGCTCGAGCAGGTCTCGGGCTCCATCGGGTGCGTGTCGCCGAAGACGCTGGTCAACACCCCGCTCGGGCTCCTGTTCCTCGGCGCCGACCGGATGGTGTACCTGATCCGCTCGGTGGGGCCGCCGGAGAAGGTGGGCCTGCGGATCTACCCGGACCTCCTGAAGATCCCCTCGGCGCAGCTGGTCGACGCCTGCGCGGTCTACCACAACGGCTTCTACAAGCTCGCCTTCGCCACGACGGGCGGCTCGACGAACACGCTCCAATACTGGGGCGACCTCCTGCCGGTGCTCGCGGGCGAGGACACGATCGACTGGTACGGCCCGCACGACGGCCTGGCGATTCTGGCCTTCGTGCTGCTGGACGGCCCGGCGGACGGCCTGCTGCTCTACGGCTGCCAGGACGGCGCGGGCACCGTCTGGAAGCTCGACCAGGCGTCGCTCTACCAGGACGGCGCCGAGACGGTGGTCGGCGAGATCCACACCAAGGAATTCGCGGAAGTCACCGAGGACGCGCCGGAGAACAAGCTCCGGCAGAAAATCTGGAACGGGTTCGCCTTCGGCTACCTGAAGGAGGCGACCGGCTCCGTCGGCGTCTCGGCCGTGGTCGACGCCGGGGCCTCGACGGTCTCGGACACGCTCTCGTGGTCGGTCTCGGGCGCGCTCTGGAATTCCGCGATCTGGAATACCGACCTCTGGGGCGGCTCCTCCTTCACGGAGGACGTGCTGAACTGGACGAGCCGCATCGTGGGGCGCACGGTGCAGCTGCAATTGACGCACAACGTCGCGGCGGACTGGAAGCTTCGGGACTTCACCCGCAAGGTGCGCGTCATCCCGAGGATGCCGTGAGGGGTCTAGTCGCCGAACCCGAGTCGCACGCGGGTCCCCGCCCAGCACGTCGCGATCTGCTCGCGCGGCATGAGGCAGGCGGCCAGAACGTCGAACTCCGCGCGCTTCCCGGCGCGGGCCAACTCGACGAGTTCGGCGGTGGCGTTGTCGGGGACGACGACGTCGGGAGCCGGCCAGAAGGGCAGAAGATTCGTCATCGCCGCCGTGTCCAGAAAGAGGTTGTAGAGGGCGTTGAGTTGCCGCTGCTGTTGGAGCGCATCACGGAGCGCCTCACGCCTCCGGCGGTCGGCCTCGTCGAGGTCGTTCTGCCGCGGGCGCATGAACTCCATTCCGCACATGTCACAGCGCGCGAGCCCACCGACCAGACGCGGCAAGAAAGCGCGGACAGCGTGCTCACACGGGCAGGGTGCGGGGCCGCGAAGGATTCGATCGTCCGGCATCGCAGGAGCACTCTAGCATGAACGCCGACCTCGCCGCGCTCGCCTGCCGGATCGATCTGCACGAGGGCACGCTCCTCTACTGCGACGCCGAGCGGCAAGCGCGCATCGTCGCGCTCGTCCAGATCGTGACCGTCGCGGGCGAGCTGGAGACGCAGACCGCGCTGAAGACCCACGGCGAGATCGGGATGCTCGTGCAGTCGCTCGCGGCGTTCTTCGTGCATAACCCCGGGCTCCTCGAGGCCGTGACCGGCATGGTCACGATGATGCGCCAGCGGGGCGGCGGCTAGCGATGGCCCTCATCACGCGCCCCTACACGTACACCGCCGGCACGGTGATCGATCCCGCGCAGGTGACATCGAACGAAACGACCCTCTACAACGACTACAACGGGAACATCGACGCCGACAACATCTCGAGCCTCGCCGAGAACGTCATCGTCTTCGCCGCCTCCGGCCACGCCCACTCGGGCGGCGCGGGCGGGGCGCCGATCCAGCTCGTCCAGGGCACGAACATCGCCTCGGCGTCGAGCCTGACGATCCCGACCGACGGCAACGTCTTTCTCATCACGGGCTCGACGGGCGTGACGGCGCTCTCGACGCGCAACAGCGGCGTCACCGTGTTCCTCCGTTTCCAGGCGGGTCTCACGCTGACGCACAACGGGACGAGCCTGATCCTGCAGGACGCGCGGAACCTCGTCGTGCAGGCCAACGACGTGATCGCCTTCTACTCGCTCGGCTCCGGCAACTGGCTGCAGATCACGCGGAAACCCTGGCGCACCGACCGGCGCATCGCGGGGCTCACGCTCTCGAACAACGGCACCGACCCGACGAACGACATCGACATCGCCGCGGGCTGGACCCGGAGCGGCGACGACCTGGACGACCTGGTGCTCGCCGCGGCGCTCACCAAGCAGCTCGACGCCGCGTGGGCCGTGGGCACTGGCGCGGGGGGCCTGGACACGGGCGCGATCGCGAACGACACCTACCACGTCTGGCTCATCAAGCGCATCGACACGGGTGTGGTGGACGCGCTCTTCTCGCTCTCGGCCTCGTCCCCGACGATGCCGACCAACTACACCGAGAAGCGGCTGATCGGCTCGATCATCCGCTCGGGCGGGGCGATCGTGCTCTTCACGCAGACCGGCGATCGGTTCGTGCGGAGCGTGCCGTCCCAGGACGGCGCGCAGACCAATCCGGGCACGGCGGCGACGACGGTCACGCTCGCCGTCCCGACGGGCCGCGTCCTCGGCGCGATCATCACGTTCGCGGTCGATAACAGCACCACCGCCACGTTCTTCGCCCTGGCCACGGCCCTCACGCAGGCGGATACGGTGCCGTCGGCGACGGCCTTCGATCTCCTGAGCGAGAGCGCGAACAATCAGCCGAGTGCCGTCAAGACCGTCGAGACCAACACCTCGGCGCAGATCCGCACGCGGCAGAGCGCCAGCGGCGCGGCGGACGTCCAGTACGTCATCACCCACGGCTGGATCGACCGCCGCGGCCAGGACGACGCGGCATGACGGCGACCCAGACGGCCGCGCCGCCGACGGCCCCGCCCGTCCGGATCGCGCTGGCGGACCTCGGGCATCTGGGCGCCGTGGTGGACCTCTACGCCGCCTTCGTGCGCGGCACGGGCCGGGAGATGCCGGACGCCGAACGCCGCGGCTTCGGGGACTGGGCGCTCGGGGCGCTCCGGCACCCGGACCAGCGCGTCTGGGTCGCGCTCGTCGGGCGGCATCCGCGCGGCTTCCGGGCCGCCGCCTACGTCGAGATTCCGTTCGGTCCCTACCCGCGGGCCGTGCACGGGGTCTGCCTCTACGTGGACCCGGCGCTCCGCGGTCAGGGCGTGGCCCGGCGCCTGGACGCCGCGATGGCCGCGTGGGCCGAGGAGCGCGGCGTGCCGATGACGGGCCAGTGCGAAGCGCCGGGCGTGGCCTTCTGGGAACATCTCGGCTGGCGGATGGTCGGCCACCTGATGGCCAAGGAGTCCTGACATGGCGGTGATCGGCGGGCTGGCGGCGGCAGCGCTCGCGGGCGGGGCGGCGGCCTACGGGACCCGGGAGCGCGCCGGGGCCCGGTTCAAGCAGGACCCCTACTCGATCGAGGCCCTGAAGAACCTCTCGGCCACGCGCTCGCGCCTGCAGGACCTCGGGCTCGGGCGCAACAAGGACATCCAGGCGCTCCTCGACGAGCTGCTCGCGCGCCCCGATCGGGGCTACGCGGCCGACTACGGTAAGAAGTTCTCCCCGTTCATCGGCCAGGCCCTCGACATCGCGCGGAGCCCCGAGGACGACGAGCTGACCCGCTACATGGAGCAGCAGTACATGCGCGGGGTCGGCGACGAGTTGTCTAAGGTGGGTCTCGTCGGCCAGGGCCGCGGCGCGGACCTCACGAACGAGGCGCTGCTCCGTTTCCGGATGGGCGCCCGGGCGACCGCCGACCAGCGGCGCGCCTCGGCGCTCGGCGAGGCGCGGAGCCTCTCGGACCTGCTGCGCGAGGTGGACCTCGGGGGCCGGGAGCGGACGCTCGGCGGCATCGAGGACATCACGCGCTTCCAGCGGGAGAACATCGGCTCGACGATCGGCATCGACGAGCAGCTCCTCCGGAACCCGCTGACGCAGGCGGCCTACCAGGACTGGCGCGACCGCCGGACGGCGCCGACGGCCGCCGAGGCCGGGGTCAACTCGGGGATCAGCGCGTTCGGGGCGACCTATGGGGCGATGAGCGGCATGGGTGGCGGCGGGCAGGGCGCGGGGTCGCCCTACGGCACCTCGCCCTACGGGCAGCCCTCCCCGACGATGCAGCCCGGCACCTCCGCGGGCGGCTACGGCGTCGGCTCCTCCGGGAGCATCTACAGCACGCCCTATCGCCAGCCCCGCCAGACCGGCATGACGCAGTGGGGGACGCCGATCTATGGCTGACCCCTGGAACCCGACCGGCGAATCGTTCCTCCGCGCCGGCGACGTCGTTCTGCGCGGCCGCTCGCTGAATCAGCAGTTCGAGCGCGCGCTGGCGCAGGAGCGGATCCAGCGTGAGCAGCAGGACCTCCTGCGGCGCCGGCTCGAGAGCGAGGAGGCGGCCCGCTTCATCACGCCCGAGCAGCTCCCGCCGGAGTACCGGACGCCGGGCATGGGGCGGATCCCGACGGCGACGTTCCCGCTCTGGAGCGAGAGCATCAAGACGGGGCGGGAGCGGGAGCGCGCGGGCGCCGCGGCCACCGAGATCGAGCGCTTCGGCACGACGCGCCGCGCAGTCCCGTTCGGCGACGTCGAGGGCGGCGCGTTCACGGGCCAGCCGACGCCGGGCGTGACGTCGATCGAGGAGTCGACGGACCCGCGCCTCCAGTTCCTCGCGCGGATGGTCCGGACGGGCACGGTGAAGCCTGAGGCGGCGATCGGGGACCTCATGAAGCCGGAAGAGGCGATGGCGCTCCCCGCCGGCTCGAAACTCGTCGGCAAGCGGACGGGCCGGGAGCTGGCCTCGGGCGGGCCGAAGCTCAAGGTCGAGCTGCGCCCCGGCAAGGGCGACACCTTCGCGGTCATCACGGACGATGCCGGCAACATCCTCGGCGAGCCGAAACCGCTCGGAATCGGCGCGACGGAGAGCAAGTCGGCCCTCACGCGCGAGGACATCGCCGGGGCCCTGGCCGAAGCCGGTTGGACGCCCACCATGCCGGGGTACCGGAAGGCGTACCTGGACGTGGCCCGGCAGGTGAGCGTGCCGGGCGTGGGCGCCTTCGGGGCCGGCGCCTTTGTGGTCCCCGCGCCGAAGGCCGGGGCGCCGTCGGCGCCGAGGGCCGGCGGGCCGGGCGCGCCGAAGCCGCGCATCGAAGCGCCGCTCTCGCCGGAGGAGGCTGGGGCGCTCGGCGTGCCGTTCGGGACGCCGCGCAGCGCGGTGAAGGGCACGACGCCCCTGACCGCGGCGCAACGCACGAAGATGGACGCGCAGGCCGGCGTGCTCGGGATCATCGACACGATGGAGCGCGACCTCAAGGGCGTCTGGGCGCCGTCGGGCCCGCTCGAGCGCTTCAAGGCGATCCCCTCGCAGCTCTGGAAGATCTACGGGCAAGCGGACCCACAACTCACGGCGCTCCACAGCCGCTTGGAGGGCACGCTGGCGCTGATCGTCCGGGCGCTCGGTGAAGTCGGCACGCTGAATGAGGGCGACATTAAGCGCGCCCGGGCGCTGCAGCCGACGTTCGCGCCGATCCCGGACACCGCGGAGGTCATCGTCGAGAAGATCCAGGGCCTGCGCGACCTCGTGCGTGAGGTTGCCTCGCGGACGGGGACGCGCCCGGAGGCGATGAAGGGCGGCGGGAAACCCTCCGGCGGCTGGACGATCGAGGTCACGAAGTAGATGCCCACCTACCGCGTCACCGGCCCCGACGGCAAGGTGTACCGCGTCACGCCGCCCGC